GGCCACGCCAGCATGATTGCGGCGACGCGGTGTTTTTCATTCTTGCTCATCTTTGAACAAGTCGAATTGATTTTGAGCCTTGAGCATCTCCTGCTCGCTTTTTATGATCAGCAGACGAATCGTTTTCATCATTTGCATTTCCTCGACTGCGCTGGCAAGCGTCATTTTTCCAGTCAAGACGCGATTCGGATAGACTTGCAGCCGCATGGCGATTTCGCGGCTGATGCAGCCGTAGAGCTGGTTAGCCGTAAATTTTTTTGGCTCGGCGTCGGTGGCCAAGAGTTCGGTTCTGATTTGATTACTTGGTGTCATGAGCACTCCAACAAAAATTTTATCGCTTGAGACTTCCGGATCATCTCAGGCGTGAAGCGGTAAACTTTCCAACCGAGTGACGCGGCCGTATTAAGCTTTTCCAGGTCACGCGGCTGCATGTGTTTGCCACCGCCGAACGCGAAGCCGCCGCCATCGATCTCAATGGCAACCTTGCTATCCGGCCAAGCGAAATCAAAGCGCCATTTTCTTGTAGCATGGAATCGATACTCGCGCTCTGGATTTGGAATGCCGTTGCTTTTAAGTTGCAGCAACAGCAAAACCGTTGGATTGAGTTTTATGCCGTGAGTCATTCCGGCACCAACCTCTCTTTCCCGTGCTCTTCACAGTAGCCCACTCCTTCAATGACCATACTCGAAGCTTTGTTGCAGTCGTAGCACGTTTTGCGGTTTTTTCGCATGCGCGGCTTGCCGTTATCTGCCGCCGGTTCCGGTTTTGGCGCTGCCGGCGCTATGGTTTCAAGTGTGGTTTGCATCATTCTGTCACCAATTTAGCTTGACCATGTTCATCGCAGTAGCCAACGCCGTCGATGACCATGCTTGACGCTTTGTTGCAGTCGTAGCAGGTTTTTCGGTTCTTGCGGAGCTTGGCGGGCTTGCCATTGTCCACGGCCGGTTGTGGCTTTGTCTCCGCCGCCGCCGCCGACGCCGCTTCGGATTCTTGGGCATTGAAAAGATCGCCCTGGGCCCGCATGCCGTTCATGAAGTCGATGGCGAGTTTTTGCAATTCGTCGAGTAGATCCGCGGATTTGCCTGACAAAAAGAATTCGCTTTCTTCCTGTCCTTCGCTAAGACAAAACTTCAGGGGCGTGTTGAAATGGAAGGGCCGTTGCGATGTTGGGATTTCAGCCGACATCGTGATGATACAGCCAATGGCGCCTTTGTCGTTCTCTTTGAATTTCACGCGCACCGGTTTGATTTTCTTGAACGCTTCGCTTCTAAGAAGTCCGTTTAAGACTTCGTTCGCGAGCGTCTTCAGTTTTCCGAATGCGCTTGTAAACTCCGGCGCCGGCGTCATGGCGTCGACGATCGTCGTCGTCATAGTCTTGGTGCCGTTGGCCTCCGTGAAGACGATTTCAGTTTCGTCCTTGTTGATTTTGATGCTGTTGATTTTCATCGGTTAGTTCCTTTATGCGTAAGGTTAAAATTGCTCCAGGCTTTTTCATGTTTTCGCCTTCGAGCTTGCGTGATTTGACTTCCCCCCAGGCCCTGGCAACAATAGTTGGCCACATTTCCGCCGCGTAGAAAAGCCACTGCCAGCTTTTCATAAATTCTTCGTTTGCTTTTTTCTTGTCATTGTGCCAGTTCCAAAGCTGCTCGAGCACCATCAAGCTGATGCCGGCAGCTTCTTTCTCTTCGCTTCCGTTCGATGCAATTTCACGGAGATGAGCAACTACTTCTTTCGGTTCCGTGAAGTTCATTTCCAATTGCTTTTTAAGAGCTTTTTTAATCGGCGTTCGTTCCGGCGTGCTCATACGCGTATTAATAGTGGGTTTTGTTAGTGTGTTTTGTGTGTCTGCTTTTCCATACGACCGTAGTAGGGTTTTTCCATACGACCTTGCTTTTCGGGTAGTAGGGTTTTCCATACGACTCTCGGAGTTATCCACATCTCGGAATAGAGTTATTTGGCCTGGTTTTTTTAAAAACCTACCTAATTTGTATTCCTGGCCGATATGATTTTTTCCGGCTTTTTCTATCAATTTAAGTTCGCATAGCTTTTTTAGTCCACGAGCGATTGTGTTTCTGTCTCTTATTCCTGTTAGAGACATAAGTTGTTCGTAGCTGACACGATCGCTTGTTTTATTCCAGCCAAAAATTTTTCTGACCAAAATGATCAGAATTTTAAATTCGGTGCTGTTTAGTTGGGCACAGAATTCATCTACGTACTCATTTGGGCACTGAAATGACTGAGTGAGATTGCTCATAGAGATCGCTGATTCCGTTCAATAGAAAGTTTCGTTCGAATACGTTGACCTCCGTGAGCTTTCTCCGGAGTCGTTTCAATTTCTTTTGCAACCGCTCTCTCTCACGAAAATTATTCCCGAAGAAGCGCCAATCATGACGCTGGGTGATCTCATCCGGATTGAAATTCATCCAGACGCATTCTTCTTTAAGGCCCCGTCTCGTTTTTGCCATGAACGTTTTCTTGGTCCACCCCACCAAAGCGCGATCGTACATTGTGCTTTGGTAGCCCGAGATCATCACGTAGCATTTCAGCGGCGTGATGAGCTCGAGCAAGCGTTTATGAGCTTCAACGCCGAATTTGAATTTGTAGCGCTGTCCGTTGCGCGTGGAGTTAGTGGGCCGTGAAAGTGTGCAAGGAAGATACGGTGGATCAAGATAGATGAGCATGCCTTCTTGGATATCTGTATTTGGCAAGTTTTCAAGCCAGTCGATGGCCGAGAACTGCATGGTTTCAAAATTGTTTTCTTTGTCTTTCCATACTGCGTTGACCTGATTGAGACCGTTTATTTTTTTCAAAACGCTCGAGTCAAGATCCATGGCAAGGTTGACCTGCGCCGGTCGTTTGGTTTTGAAGATGTAGCCGGCGCCGGCGAAGAGCTCGCCGTAAAAATTGTGCCGGGGCATCATCGAGATGATTTTTTGGTAGACGCCTGAAGCGCCTTTGCCGCCTGGGTAGCTATTCGTCATAGCAGAATATTGTTACGTACTCAAAAAAACACGGGCAGGCATTGGGTTTGTGGTTCTGCCTGCCCGGTTGTGATGTGCTCTTTCGAGCACGGGTAGCTACTTTTCCGCGAAACGCCGTTGCAATCCGATTTCAAGATTGAGTTTTTTCTTCTTGTCTTCGGGTAGGCAAGTTTTGGTGAAGTCTACAAGGTACAATGCAAGCTCGCGACTGACGCCAGCTTGGAGACCTGACACGACGCCTAGCAGAATGCTTGCAACAGGTGGATCAATTTCAAGCCATTTGCTTGCGATGGTTCGCAGTTCTATGATCAGCCGCGCGCGCTCAGCGCGTTCGTCGTAGTTGACACGTTTTTGCATATTTTTTCCTGAAAGTTAGTGCGGATCCCGGGATTTGAACCCGGACGGATACTCCACCAGCTCCTAATGCTGGCGCGTCTGCCAGTTCCGCCAGACCCGCAAGGGACGGCCACCGTCAACTGCGTTACAACGCGACGGTGGCCGCTTCCGAGGTGTGTCGGCTCGGAAAGGTTCTTTACTTGCGCATCCCCTCGACAACCATGCGCATGGCGCCGAGAACCGACGCTTGCGCATCGCGCGCGAGTTGGTTCAAATGTGTGACTCGCCGGGCTTTCAACTGCGCCGCCAGCGTGCCGTCAAAACGCTTGAATCCCATTTTGGGATCAAGCTCTCCAGCCTTTGTCCGCCATTCGAACAATTGATTTTCGACGTCAGACGCCGGAGAGCCCGGCGAAGCCTGCTGGGGTTCCGCCGAGGTGGGGACGTCCTGGGCGGTATTTGTTTGGGCTTCGCCTTGGGCTTCCTCCGGCAAGTTTTCTTCCGCGTTATCCCAATCGATCCAGGTGGCTTCTAACGCCTGTGGAATTGGACCGCCGCGGACTTTCGTCTTTGCGGGTGCGGTCTGCTTTGCCTGGTTCTTCACGCTTTCTCTGTATTCTTCGCTGTTTAGTTTTTCCCAGTTTTGTTCAATCTTATCATCCGCAAAATCTTCGATGTCTTGGGTGAAAAGATCGCTTCCACCGGTTGCGGTGATCACGGCGTCCACGAAGGCGCGCTTCTTCGCCATTTTCAAGCACGTGTTGTAGAAATCGCTGGGGTTATCGTGCTCGACTTTTTTGTCGCTATGTTTTACGACCATCCAGGCGTTTTCGATTTTCTTCACTCCGAATCCACGGCCGCCGATGATATTCGCTTTTTTCTCGGCGTTTTTCTCGGACCAATATGTTTTCGGCACCGGACCCACCGGCTCGCCCTCGCCTTTGCGATATCGATACTTCGATTCCATCGTGTTGCAGCTACCAACGCCCTGCGCGACGACGTTTTGGCTGATGATATGAGTGAGCGTGCATACTACGCTATATTCGCGATGCCCATTGCCGTTCAGCGCCGTCACTTCGACTGTAAAAGTCGGGGACATGCGAAACGTCATGGCAAGCTTTTCGGCCCCGGCCTTGTACAAGGTCGGCTTTGGCGTGCCGGGGATGATGCCGTAATGTTGATCCTGCTGCATGACAGCTTGTTTGATCTGCAAGATTTTCTGCACCTGCTGCACGACGTCGGCGACTTCCATCTCGTCGCGCGCGCCAAGCGCTGGTCGCGCCGGCTCCTGATATTTGATCAGAGTTTGGGTGTTATTGTTGGACATTGACGTCCCCTTTCGGTTATTTCGAGCTGGCGTACATCACCCGCTCTTTGTAAAACTTTACGCCGGCGCATATCAATGATTTCTTCCGGCGTAAACGCAACTTCAAGATAGCGTGTTTCTTTCATCTCAAAATTCCTTTCCGGTTTCATTTTCAATTTTGGGCAACATATCCCGAAGCGATTGCCAATCTTCGGGCTTTATTGTTATTGTTTCGACGGGGGCGGCGATCATTTTCATACTCGCGGTTAGTTCCTTCGCGCGAGCTGGCGCTTCAAGCAAAAATGTTTTCATCTCTTTCTGCATACCGGTCTCGTATGCGCGTTTGAACTGTGCGCGTGTCGCCGAAGGATTTTCCCTGTTATAAATTTCGGCTCCGAAACTTCTAAAGTATCTCAAAAGCCCAGGCTGATTTTTTTCGTTGAGCTTTTCGCAAATAACTTTGTAGGATGTTTCACCAAGTCCTGGCGTGTAAAAGTTGTCTATCAATTCGCTGATCAAAGCAAACGCTCCGTCTGCATCTAGGAAGCCCATCGTTCTTGCCGCGGCCCGTTCAATCGAAGCCAGCAAAGCCCACGGCGTTTCATCGCTGTGCGCGAGGGTCTGGCAAGCCTTGATGAAAATTTGATCGTCCAAGTAATTCAATTCTATCTTGAGCGCCGCTTGGCCAGCATCGCCAGGCAACTTCAAACTCGGATGCGCCGCCGCGATCAACGCCATGCCGCGAGAGAATATTTCTTGGCTAAGCATTCTTTCCTCCCTTCATCATTTCATCCGCCATCTTTGCCCCACGCATGGCGCTCAGGTAAACGTCTAAAGTTCTATCGCCTGTGCTTTGCACATTGGCACCGTTGCCCTTTGTCTCGGCTTGCCGCGCCATTATTTTGCCGTTGAAGGAAGCATAGTTTTTTGCGAATACCGAAAACGAATAACCGTTCGTGGCGTACCAGTTGTTTTTCGTCTTGACGTATTTTTTATAGCGCTCTGTGATTTCGTCAAGCTGCTTTCCGTCATGGCGAAGCCTGGCAAATTCTTTTGCATCTGCGCCGTTAAAAAGTGGCGGCTCTTCAAATTCAGTTTCAAAGATTGGGATTCCTTGCTCGATCTTCCAATGATCAAACTCCATTTTATACCGCTGGGGGGGCGCTTTTTCCTCTCCCTTATCTTTCTTTAAAGTCTCTATAAAGGTAAGTTTGGAGGACGTGCTCCTAACTGGTTTGGAGGGCGTGCTCCCAGCAAGCTTGGAGGGTTTTCCAGTTTGGAGCACGTGCTCCAAACTGGAGATTTTCTCGATAAATTTATCAATGTCTATGTTGTAATAAGTTGTTGCGGGGACTCCTCTTATGGTGATGTTAATAAAGTCTAACTGTTTCAATTTATATTTTTCTGTTTTTAATTCCCATTCACTTAGTCCGGTTTGCTGTCGTAAATCTTCGTCATTTATCGAAAATTCATCATCATCATTTGCGCTGTACCAGAACATAAGTTGTGAAAGTAAAACGCCGCCTGCCACACTTCCCATAAGTCTGCGATAAATTGGGTAATATGCGATTGGCTTTTGATTGATCGCTTTGATTACTTTTTTGAGATCAATTGTCTTTTCCATTGTTTTAGCTGTTAAAATAAAAAACCCCTAATCCGAGCCGGGGCACCTCATCAGCCACCGTAGACAATGACTGTGAGACGGCTCAGATTAGAGGCTCTTGGTTAGAGTCTCAAAACTCTGATGTCTACGTTAAGCGCGTGCCCAGCGCCGAACTTTCGGCGATGCCGCCGCAGTTCTTTTTGTGCAGTGCCGTTTGGTTCGATTAAATTAAAGCTATTGCGTGTAACAAAAAATTCGTTTCAATCCCATAGCACTGCACCCCCAAGATAACACTTTTGCCGATCACAGTCAAGCAATTTCAAAGAACTATTTCAAAAATGTGTTTGACGTAATTTCCACTTTGAACAGTTGCGATAAACTGCAACTGATTTTCTTGATACTCAATGTCCTCGCCGGTATTTATTCCGATGAATCTACGTGTTTTTTTTAACGCAGGCTCTTGATAGGTCATGACCCAAATAGACGGTAACAATCCTTGCATTTCTTGCATTTGACAGGATAAAATTTTTGTCCCGATGGGCATTTGAAATTCTGAGATTCTCGACTGCATCACATATTTATAAATGATCATGATTTTCCTTTCAAATTATTTTGCAGATGCTCGAGCATCGCCCGCTGCTCGCCGGTGGACAGTTTTCCGAATTTATTTTTCCATCTCCGGCGCCGTCCTTGGGCGCTTTTGTGAAAAGCCAGGCGGTCTATCCATGCACCATGTTTCAGATGCTTGCCGACGATTCCAGGGCTTATGGATTTGGTGTTATCGCTTCCTGGCCTGGGCGCGGTGGATTCGACCGCCTTGGCGTTTTGTTTTCGCCGCCGCGAGCGCGCGATGCCCGCGGCGGTTGAGGTGTAGGAGGCTCGCGGCGGTTGCTGACCGCGAGAGGGTAGCTACTTGTTTGTATCTTCCATCGCGACGACGTCGGCATCAACGTTATTGCCGCGAAGAATGAGCAGTTGGATGACTTGCAATTCCGGCTCGATCTTTTCCTTGCGTGACTCATCGAGCAAGGTTTTGCTGAAACGCGCCATGACTTGTGCTGCGTCATATTGAACTCCCATCTTTACGGCGATTTCTGTGCCGTAGATGATGCTGGCCACGAGCGGCCAGCGCTCGCGTATGCGCTCTGCGAAACGGATCAGCTCATTTTCTAGCTGGTGTCTCTCAGCTTCTGCGTTGTAATTCACGCGGGGCATTTCTGTATCTCCGAAAAGTAGCAACATCGTGACTCCTGTATTAAATCTCACGCCGCGTGGCCGCGGGCCGCAAGGTGATAGCTAATTTTTCTGCTATCCTATCGCGACGAATTCCACACGGAGCGTGAGCATGCTTTCAATATTTTTTTCAGTGCGAGCCGGGGTATTCGAAACCCCACGGCCTTTCGGCCACCGGCTCCTAAGGCCGGCGCGTCTGCCAGTTCCGCCAGACTCGCGAGGTGCGTGATGCGTAGAAACGCTTCCGGTCACGCGCCGGGAGCCGTCACACGTCGAACGGCTGACGTTTTTTTTACCGTCCGGCATCGCCACCCGCTTTCATCCCTGGTCGGTGGCGCGCAATGCTGACGCGCTTAGCAGCCGACGCGGTGGGGTTGCGAAGCCAGACGGTTTACACTTTTTTGCTTGGGATCCAGCTTTCAACGAGCATGCGCATCTTGCCGAGCACGGCTTCTTGCGCTGGCTTGGCAAGTTCGTCAATTTTTTTGACGCGCCGGTCGGCAAGTTCTTTCTTGCAAGCCGCGTCGAATTTTTCGACCTTGCCGAGTTCCTTCGCGTGCTCTCTCCACTCAGTCATTACAACGCGAGATTCGTTTATTGCCGACGCCGGCGAATCTGTGGCTGTTGTCTCTGCCGAGGCTGGGACGGCCTGGGCAGGAGTTTTTCCAGCTTCGCGCGGACGTTCCGGCGAATCATCGACGCGGCGAATCTGTTTCGTTTCGACCGGCGCGCCGTGCAGTGATCGATTATTTACGATGCTACTTTTTTTTTCAATATGTTCATCTTGAATTTCAATAAACGACGCATCGACCGAATGATGATTTTCGTACTCATTATCTTCAAGATCTTGTGTAAAAAGATCACTGCCGCCTGTGGCAGTAATAACGGCGTCTACAAACGCGCGTTTCTTCGCCATTTTCAAGCAAGTATTGTAGAAGTCAGCTGGGTTGTCATGTTCCACACGATCATTGCTGAATTTCACCACATTCCACGTTGCTCCGATTTTTTTCACACCGAAGCCCTTGCCGCCGATAAGATCAGCTTTCTTTGTCGCGTCTTTTTCCTTCCAGTAACTTTGTGGCACTGGCCCGATAACTTCCGGATCGGCCTTGCGCCAACGGTATTTGCTTTCCATTGTGGCGCAACTTCCCACGCCTTCGGCAAGAAAGTTTCCGCTGGTGATATGTGAAAGTGTGCAAATACAACTATACTCACGATGATCGCCATGATTGAGTTGCGTCATCGTGACCGCGAAGCGCGGCGCAAAGCGAAACGTCATAGCCAATTTTTCCGCACCGGCTTTGTACAATGTTGCTTTTTGTGTACCTGGAATTGTTCCGTAATGTTCGTTCTGAACCATTACAGCATTTTTGATCTGCGCAATTTTTTGCACTTGTGAAATGACATCGTTTACAGCAAGTTCATCGCGTTGCGCTAACGCGGTTTCTTTGTATTTTACAACTGCTTTACTCATGACGTCCTCGCACTGATAATTTCTTCTTCGTAAAATTCCACGCCTGGGCATTCTCTCCAGCCTTGGCGAACCATCCCCACGCAATCCACGCTGACGAATTGCGCAATATTTGGATTGGCGGCGGCGGCTTGGATAAACGCCTGCATGTTTGTGATTTTGGCCTTCCACACTTTTTTCGTCGTGATGCCGGCCGCCTTCGGCACTGTGCTGGCGACGGCGACGATGGGCGCTGCAACGTTTTGAGCAGCTTCGCGATACATTTCCGCGTTGAGATCGTTGCCGCGCTTCGCGTTCGCTTTTGCATTGCGTTCAAGACGCGCACGCTCGGCGGCGGCTTTTGCATCAGCTTCAGCTTGTAATCGCGCTTGCTGCTCGCGCCGTTGGCGCTCTTGTTCCTGCGTGTACGCCAGCATCTTGCGTTTTAGCAATGACTCGAACGTGTCAATTTGATCGGTAAAAAACTTCTCGCGTCCAACAATCGCTTTCCACGTCGCATGTGCCGACTGTTTCATTTCTGCGAAGAAGGCAACGACGGCGTTGCGATGACGCTTGAGCGCAATCAACTCGTTGCTGGCAAGCAAATACTGATTGCTATTTTCAACGAGAAAGTTTTCGACGCGTGTTTTAATGCTGTCGAAATCAATCTCAGGTTTTTGCAATTGAAGTTCCATGATATTCTCCGAAGTGAACCGAAGCAAACACCTCGCGAGGGCTGCTCGCAGAAACTACCTGCGCAAGAGCTTTCGTATCGCGAGGCGTTCACTTCGGGTGAACCTACTCTTGACCGCCTATGCTGAGCGGCCAGATTTTTTAACTTCCGACTGCGACAATATATCATTCAATTCCTGTGCCGCGAATTGTTCCACGTGCAACGCTATTTGTTGAGTTGTTTTCTTCATAACCTACAATATGTAGCATGTCGCAAATCTACACGATCAATTTTCGATCACCGATTTTCGCCATGATCTGAAGCGGATCGCATTCCATTGTCGGTGATGCTTTTAACGCGCGCATGTGTGAGTTGAAATAATCGATCTCGCGGTTGATGAATTGCGCTTTTTCGACGTTCGTTTTCATAACAATTTCCTTTCAGTTTCCGTCCGCGCTGTTCGCGCGGGCGAGTTCTGTGTAACCATCGCACAGGGCATCGTGGCCGAGTTCGGGGAATTGATTAGAAAATAGCGATGGCGCCGGCGTGAAGTGCCAGCCTGAAAATTCTTTCCCGAATTGCTGCCAATGCATCGCTGGCCATGAATATATAAAAGCTCCTGACATTGCGTGTTCAGGTAATGGAACAATCCACGTTTCTATTCCGTGGCCTACGCATAAAGCCAGCGTTGACCATGTTCCGCTTCCTTCGGCGGTTCCCGATCGCCAAGATTTTGCTGGTACGATGCCGGACGGGCAAGGTTTGTTGGGGAAGCCCACGCAAATGATTTCATCGCCGTTTTTGAAACTGTGCGCAGGATACGGACAAGCGCGCAATGCTTCCTTAACCATGCGCGTTGACCTCTCCGCGAGGCCGGCCGGGGAGCGGCGCAGAGTTTCGTTCGGAAAAAAAAGATGCGCTTTTTCCCTCCCCACAAGGCGTGCAATAGTATCCACGCCGGCAGCATCGCCGACGTATATCTCATAGCCTTGCGCAATTATTTCGCGCACCACGGCGCGGACAAGCTTTTCATCTTCGCGCGAAATCTCGCGCGGGCCGGTGATGATTGCTATTTTCATGTTGTTCTCCTAGGAATATTATTCATAATCAGTAAAACGATCATCTTTCTTAGGTTTGCTTTTATATCAAGCAACCTTAATGCCAAAAAAAGTTTCACGTGAAACTACAAAACACAGTATTGCAAAAATACACAGACACAGTATATAGTACCTGTGGTAAAATAACAGAGTCGAAAATCGTACTGCCAAAACCGCCATGGCTGATTTTTACCATGACAGAATCAGCCAGCCGAAATGCGTGAGTCACTTTACCACGTGTACTTTTGACACGCTGCTTGAATTCTTATGTTTGTCTGTTGTTTTTTTTAAAAAAAAGTTTTTAATACAAATGTCTTTACACCTTCAGTAAGTTTTTAATACAAATAATTCTTTACACCTTTAATTCTTTACACCAGCTTTTGCTTTTTTGACTTGAATTAGTTATTGGGGCAGCCAGGACGGCGCTGTGGGTGACATAACATTGTCCTTAAAATCGCGCCAGCGGGGTGGGGCTTTTGGCGAAGGACGCCCGCCGGCGCTTTTCAGCCGGCGATTCCGGAGGTTGGTGCTAGTAGAAAGTTTGGACGCGGAGATTCACTTTGGTGCAATTATGTACGTTATACGCGCGGACATGTTGATGAAGATTGATGTTTCGCGAAGCCACTATGAAATCTTTGGATTGACTCAGTAAGACACAGATGTATATAAATGCTCTTTACACCTTGCTTAATGTCTTTCGTTCATTTGCTTTTATGGTTTTGTTTAGCTGCACCGACATAATTGCAGCCGTGGATGTTCGCTTTGCATTTGATGCTCAGGGTAAGGTTTACAGCCCCAGAGGACCTGCATAGTGATTTTGATCTTGCCTTTGATTTTGCTTTTGCTTTTTCGTTATGCTTGAATCAGAAGGGTCTACCGGGTTGATGACAATGGAATTTCCATCCGCACCTGATACGCCGTTCTAAAAAAAAAAGAGAAAAGACACTTGCAGAATCCTAACCACGAAGACGGGGCTTTTGCTTTTGATTTTCTGGAGCGGAAAGCGCTAGCGAGCGACTGGATACATCCCTGTGGGGCGAGGTGTAATCTACACCCCGAAAATGAGAGAGAGCTTGCACACGGTGGGCACCGCCTGGATTCCGAGCGGAGGGGCTGTTGTAGGCTATGGGGGGTTTAGTAAGGCTATGAGGGAGGTGGGGTTTATTTTTTCGCCGATAAAAAAAGCGGACCGGCAACCCGGAGGCTACCGGCCCGCCCGACTCAACCACGAACGCATCTGATTCCGCGCTCACCGACTTCCAGCGGGAACTGCACGAACCAGCCAGCTTCCTGCTTCGCACGTCCAGGGGCAAAGCGGCCCAGCTTCATATCCCATCCCCAGCCACAGCGCGAACAGCCACAGATGGGACAGAACAACGGACCGCGTTCTCGTTCGGAGGCACAGCGCCCGCACCTCCTGGCACGGGCACCGCACTCAGCACAGATCCACCAGCGAAGGTTCATTCCAGTTCCGCTCCTAACTCTGCCCAGGTCGCTTCCCGCCACATCACCACGATAATTCCGCGTCCCACCACTCGGACGGCACAGGGAGAGAACCAGTTATCTCTCACTCTCCATCCTGATTTCAATCGCGCGGCAAAAGGACGGACCGGCAGATGAAACGGGAGTTTGATTCCAACACCACCCCAGGTCAATCCCCCGACTTTCCTGATCTCACACCCGAACGGCAGAGATCTCCAACAGATTTCCAGCAATTCTCTCATCACACACCTCGAAGGTTAAGTTTCATATCTGCATTTTTGATCAGCGCTTTGCCAACCGACGCAGATATATCGCGAGACAAGCTCCGAACCGCCGAAGTGCAAGGGCGCGTGCGAAACTTATAACAGGTTTATTTTTTGCGCGTTTTGCTTCAGCGCAAAAAAAAAACCACCTTAAAGTATTTCGCATCGCGTTTATCAAGCGCGCGTTTTGCTTCAGCGCGCGCCGACCCTTGCACTTCGGCGCGCCTGCGCGTTTTGCTTCAGCGCGTTTAGGCGTCAGCGCGTTTTGGGTGAGCGTTTTGGGCGAACGCTTTGGCGCGCTGAGTTCGGAGCTTACATTATCGTGATCTGCGGCGGCGGCGAAACCCAGGGGGCGCAATATAAAATTCAAGTCCTTATCACTTTGCGCCCCACCTATTAAGCGTTCTTCAGCGTTATAATTTTGCGCGCTCTACTTCAGCGCAAATTTTCCTTATTTCCGCTTTTTGATCTTGCTTCATTCCGGCCGTGGGTGGAAATAATTTTGTATTTTTGAAAATGAAAACTTCGAAGCTAGTGAGGTCCCTCTTTGTTTTTTTGCTTTCGGGGGAGACGGGAACGGGGGCGGTAGCCCCCACATCGCGCCCCCTGGGGCGGCGCTTTTGATCTTGATCTTGCTTCTTTCCATGCTTTCGGGGGAGACGGGAACGGGGGCGGTAGCCCCCACATCGCGCCCCCTGGGGCGGCGCTTTTGATCTTGATCTTGCTTCTTTCCGGTCCTCGGCTGGAATTCGTATGCGCGTTTTGGCGTCCGCTCTATTTCAGGTAGGCTTGGTTATGTCGTTCGATTTCGGGTAGGATCATTTTTTTGATTTTGCCGAAGCCTTGACGATCCAGGAAGGATTTGATGTTGCGATCGTACCAGGCTTTTTCGGTGAGCCATGTTGTTGCAAGATCCAGTTTGCCGGTGTCCATCGAGTAGCCTGGTAAGTTTAATCGGCGGGGGAGTGCCGGCATATACCACCAAAATGGAATTGCATAAATCCGCAATCCCGACGCGATGAAGGCCTGGAGCATGGCTCGCCAATCTTCTTTTGTGGTTTGGTTGAGTCGCGCTGCGGTGAAGGCCCCGTGTAATTCAATTCCCCCTGCCTTGAATTCAAAACCATTATGATAGGCGCACAGGTAACACATTGTGCGCACGTCGTCGCGTCCGCCTTGCCAGACCGGGATGCCGTGGTCAAGTTGGCCTGCACGTCGGTTCACGCCTTTGTAAAGGCTGAACGATTTTTCACTGACCGTAATTGTTAGTGGTGTGCAGCAATAGGCGCAAAGTCCGCGCTGCCTTATCAACACAACAAGCTTTGTTTCGATTGGTAAATCGTCACGATCTTTGCCGAGTCCTTTTACCGGCCGGTAATCATAGTCCTTGATTTCTAAATCGAGGATCATACGTTTATCTTTTTTTAGCTTGAACATGGGTCTTGAGATCTAAGCCACCAAAAAAAAAATTTTGTGTAGTAGATTATGTTTTGCGAAGCCAGCAAGATTTTGTTTTTGGTTTGCTTCGGCAGTTATCGGAACACGCTAGCATTATCCAGTTGATGCTTGATTTAAGTACAGCGCCTGCCACGCTAGCATTATCCAATTTACCTAGGGGATGCGAGATATTTTTCTACAGCCTCATGAGCTTTTTCTAATTCTTCATCGTGCTGAACACGATGAAGATTGATGTTGAACCAATCGCCCAATTTTAAACATGCTTCAGAAGCCCGTGCCGAAGATCGTGTGAGCGCGCCGGCAAGTGAATCTTCTCGAAGCGTGAGCGGAGTATCGGCGCCGAGTCCAAGACCATAACCGACGTAGGGCGCCGGCAGTGAATACATGAAAGTCCCGCGCCGGTTGAGACCTGAAAGTTTTGTCTCGAATACCATTTCGCCGGTGCGAGCTCGGAAGTCGCCGCAGGCAAACCAATTATATTCGTCGCGTGCTTCTTCGAGCATATTGAACGACGCTCTTGTTGTCAGCACGATTGCATGTATTCCATACTTGCGTCCGTCTGTCGTTGCTGTGAAGAAGTGATTTACTGCTTTTTGGAAACGGGCGTCTTTTTCATAACGTCGAAATGCGATGCTAAACCCGTCCCAAAAAATTAATATGCGAGTGACCTTCGTCGCCGGTGTCCAGAATTGTGAATCGGCCGCGTCACTGACGTTGGTGAGTCCGTTTTGAATCAAAAATCTTTCACGCTTCGTGACTTCGTCATCCACAAGCTGCATGACTCGTTGCAGCGTGTCGAGATCACGGACGACGATTACATTACGGAGTGGTTTGCACTGCGAACGATATTGCTGCCATGTTAGGCCAGCGCGGTCAATGTTTGGATTGAACGCGCGGCTGACGTCGGCGTAATCGACTCCGCGAATATCGATGAAGATATTTACGATGTCGGGATTGGCCAGGTTCAATTGTGCCGCGATGGTTCGGCCAAGTGTTGATTTGCCGGCGCCAGTTGGTCCGACCACGCCGGTTTGTGGTTTTTCGCGGAGATCTATCCATATCGGTATCGGTGAAAGCCCGATGCAGACTTTTGTCAGCGATTCGGCTTTTGGCAAATCGTAGAGCCGGATATTTTTGGATGGCAAGCCATTCCGGCTTGCCATGATCATCAGGCCGCTCGGCGGCGCATTGCCTATGCCTAGCCATGTGATCGAGCTGGAGCGCTGCAGTGCGTCCTCCATTTTTATGATGTTTAAAAAATGAAAGGGGGCGCGGGATTTGAGCAAGTAGGTGAATGGTGCTATTAGTTCGATTTTTCCGGCGCCACGCTCCAAGAATTTATTTGCGATGAACGCGCCCAGAAGTTCGCGGCCGCAATCTTCCCATGACATGAAAAGCGCCGTGAACATATTCATGGTGGTGATTACAAGGACAATCCTGATCAGCCAAAGGATGGCATTGTGATGGCCATGGGCGCAATAGACGAAGTAGGTTTGGAATCCGAGCCACGAAATTTGGTAGCCGTAAAAGTTGTGACCCGGCCAATTGAATGCACCGGCCAGTTTGTAACTGACGATGATGCCGGCGATGCTGGCCAACACTGCTACGTTGAGCAGAGCAATTTTTTTCCAGCGTGTTTTGTCATGGTGTGTGAAACGCCAGGCTTCGGTTATGAAGAATGGCAAGAAGAAACGCAGAAACCAAAGCGGTTTGCTGAAAACTTTGCGGGCTACTCTGCCGGCAAGCGTGAGAATAAAAAGGGCGGCAAGGCCGCCGAGGAGAATGATGAGAGCTGTTTTGAGTTCGCTCATGATAACTTCTTTATTTTGGCTTTTCGTCCCCGCTCCCCCGCGCCCCCTTGTGGGTTAGAGCATTTTTTCTATCTGCGGGACGTGTGGAATCATCCACTCAACGAATTGCCGTTTTGTCGGCGGGTTATTCATCCAACTGTTATCAGCCATGGGTTTTTGCAGCATTTCTTCCACCGTGTAAAGTCGTTCGACGTACACCGTGTGAAGAGTTCCATTTTTGCTTTTGAAACGGAGTTGCTTGCTTTTTTCGATGTCCATTGCCAATAGCAGGGGCCGCTCGACGTCGCCGCGGAGATATTCGAGCACGGCTTTTGTCTCGCCAGCTTTCCACATGGCCGGTGCCTTCGCTCCGGACATATCTTCAATCCAAGAGCCGTCATTCAATTGGACTTTGTGTTGTTTTGATTCGATGCCGTGCGCTTCGAGGGCGCGGTCAAGCCCAACGTACCAGCCCTTGAATATGGTGGCGATTAACATCATGTCGACGTGTTCAAGGGATAGCTTTGCACATTCGTGCCAACGTCCGGATTCTTCTGCAAGGACGTTGAAATCGAATGAGCAGCCGTTCCACGTGAGAAAGCGTTTTTCGCGTTCGGCTTGTTCAATCATCCAATCGACTTGCATCGATGCTGTTTTTCGTGAGAGTTGTGGCGTATCGTGAAACTCTACAAAGTCGAATCCATCCCAGTATGCTGCGCAGCTTATGCCAAGCGGCGCTTGAGATTTCCAGTCGGTGCAGCCTGCCGGAATCTCTTTAGCAATTTCGAGATCGAATGAAATGAGATTCATTGAAATAACCTCCATCCGTATAGGATCCACCAAGCTGCTGCGAGTAGAACTACAGCAGCGAATCCTCTACTTCCATTGCTGGAAGTCTCTTCCTTGATCGCTTCCGATTGTTGGGGAGGAAGCATAATCCCGATAGGGATGAATTGTGAGACCACTTTGGGCTCTTTTTCTTCAACTACTCCGTTGTTGTTCATATTACACCTTTGTGTTTAAGGTAAAGGTAAAATCCACTCCCTGGAATCCATTTGAATTCCAGTTTTTGTTTTAAGCTGCTTTGAGCTTTTGCGTAGCACCAAATATCTCCCATTAAAAATAGGACTGCCAAGGTCCATATCATATAAAATTTCATTTAAAATCTCCTTTGCGAAGCAATCCCGTTTTAAAATTTTAGTTCAGGTAATTGTGACTTGAGCTGTTTCAGTTTTTTGATATTTGGAAACTTTTCGGTTTCCTAGTTTCCCATTCACAAGTTTTGACATTGTGCCTTTGCGGATTTTTAACCTTCCTGCGAGATAGGTTTGGTTGACATAGGTTGGAAATTCTCCGCGGGCGTACATTTGCGCTACTCGCCAGCGATATTGGTGGCTATCTTCTTCTTCAAGTTTTGGCGGCAAAATAAGATCCGGCGTGGTCAGCGTCGTCGTCCCATTGTCAACACTGCCCTGCTGACCAGCCGGATTCAACTCGGTTTCTTTCCAGTAAGCGGCGACGAGTAGTCCCAAAACAACCAGGCCAAGCGCGGCGCTTGGCCAGTTTTTCACCACGAAGCCGAGTCCGTTTTCGGCGATTCCGGCAGTTCGAATTTTATCTCCCTGGGCTTGGATAATTTCGATTTGCTGTGACCGCTCGAGGTGATAGAGACTGTCTGCTAATTTGCGTTCGCGTTGCGCTTCTCTCCGGAGTGTTACATAAAGCCAACCGGTTTTTTTTTCACGTTGATCGAGCATCGCTAAGCGTGTGTTGGCGTCTCGTACCGCTTTGAGCCGTTCGTTCAGGATTGGCAGGCTATCAATTGCGGCGAGTCTGGCGTTTGTGGTGTTTGTTTCTTTTTCTGTTTTTCGCGATTGCATCGTATACGTCTCAGTTGCACGATCGAACATGAATAGACCAATGGCGAAGATCCAGAGCGTGGCGAGGATCATGCGATTTTTTACTGATGCCATATCGAGCTTGAAAGCAGCAATGGCATAGCCGGTGACAATTACGCTGCCAATGCTTACCGCGAGTGCTGCCCATGCCGCGCTTTGCCAGTCGCCAAGAAAACTTTGGTAAAAACGGACATAGAACACCAATGCGATGATGACGGCGATAATGAGACTGAGGATGCGCAAGCCCCATATCTCGAAGAATTTTTTATTGGTTGCGGTCATAGAAAAGTCTATCCTGTTTCAAATTCGATTGAAAAAAATGGTGGCAGCAAGACGTTGCCGGTGAAAACCCATGCTATGCGGCCGGACAGTTCGGTGCGGATGAAGGTGAGATCGGCAGTGCGGTTGATGTCGTACCGATAGGTGAGTCGATACTCATCTTCGGAAGTTGTTTTTGGATCCGGCAGCAACATTGAGATGTGTGTCAACTCGTACAACGTCAATGTTGGTTTATGATCGATAAAAAAGAATCGCCCCTTAATTCCGATTTCCCGCCCCTGTACGCCGCCAGCGCTTGGGGATAAGCTTCATTGGGAAACCGGAATTAAAGGGCGAAGTGCGCTGGCGTGAAAGAATATAAGAAAAAGTTATTGTAATTGTCAAGCAAATTTTTAGATTAGGGAATGAACTTGAACGGATGCGCTGCTAACAGCGTAAAAGGAGCATGAAGAAGAAACGTAGTAGCAAGGTTGTGACAACGTTGTTAAAGCGCAGAAAGCGCAAACGTGGTAGACCTTTTGTGCCGGGGAATGAATGGCGATTTCCTAAAGGCACATCAGGGAATCCTAATGGTCGGCCGAAAGTGTTGGGGGAATCATACGCGAAGCTTTTATCGGTTGAGGATCCCGAAACAGGAAAACTTATTGCTGAACTTGTTGGGGAGAAGATGATTGAGTATGCCATGGCTGGGGATGTTTCGGCGGCGCGTGAGCTTCGCCAGGCGACTGAGGGAGATATTGTTCATACGCCGGATGCGATGCAGATTGTGATTGATCGATGAAGTTTTCAGAGCTTTGCCGGTTCACGCCGATGCAGTGGCAGGCGACTGAGCTTGCAGATCGCCATCGCTATTTTCTCTACGGTGGCCGGCGCGGAGTTTTGAAATCGTACTGGCTTCGCTGGTATTTACTTCGCCGGCTGCTTACATGGGGTGCTTTCGGATATCGTAACGTCAAAGTGATGTTGGCTACTGAGGATTATCCCACCTTGGTTGACCGTCAAATTTCCAAAATAAATTCAGAGTTTCCGCGTTGGCTTGGTGAGTTGAAAAAGACTCAGCTTGATGGACTGTGTTTTCACTTGCTACCGCAGTTTGGCGGCGGCAAACTTGCGTTTCGAACTCTTGATGATCCGCAGAAATATCGCGGTGCCGAATACGCGGCGATTGGCATAGATGAGCTTACACGCAATCCGGAGTTTGTCGAAAGTGACATTCGACTTTTTGATGTTTTGCGCGGCTCGTTGCGCTGGCCGGGAATCGCTGATTGCTTTTTCGCGGCAACGTCGAATCCGGATGGTCCTGGGCAAATTTGGGTGCGTACTCTTTTTGTGGAAAAAAATGTGCCTTTGGCGATGGAGTCCGAGCGAAACCAAATTTGTTATTTGCAGGGGAAAGTTGAAGAAACGAACTTGCTGCCGCAATCGTATTGGGACATGCTCAATTCGCTCTCTGAAAGATTGCGCCGGGCATGGGTTGAAGGGGACTGGTATGTAAACTTCGACGGGCAGATGTTCAAGCGTGAATGGTTTCCAATCGTTCAAACGGTGCCGGCCGACATTGTGCGTCTCGTGCGCTATTGGGACAAAGCCGGCACTGAAGGTGCTGGAGCTTTCACGGCTGGCGTTTTAATGGCCAAGTCACAGGTTGGGTTGTTCTATGTGGTTGACGTTGTACGCGGCCAATGGAGCTCGGGCGCGCGAGAGCAAATCATCAAGCAAACCGCCGATGTCGATCGTACGCGCTGGGGCTACAAAGTTCAAGTGGTTCACGAGCAAGAGCCGGGCAGCGGCGGCAAGGAATCTGCGGAGTTTACAACGCGAAATCTTGCCGGCTTTAACGTGAGCGCTGATAAAGTGACTGGTGACAAAAATTTTCGGCTTGAACCTTTCGCGGCGCAAGCCGAGGCTGGCAACGTTCGGCTCGTTGCGGGAGGATGGAATCAGAATTTCATTGAAGAAATTTCTTCATTGCCGAACGCACCGTATCGTGATCAGAGCGATGCTGCCGGCGGTGCGTTCAACAAGCTTACATCTCGGGGAGTTGGGATTTCTTTTGCATGAGATTGCTTTTTGTAATGATTTAGGGATCGAACTTTTTTCTTGCATTCGCAGTTTTAATTTTGTATCTTCGTTTCAAGTTGTACCTGCCGAAAATTTTCCTGCCGTTATTTAAATCCTGCCGTTGAACATTGGCCCGCGCGGCCTTTCCGCTCGCCCGTTATCTCAGGCAACGGCAGGCTTGGGTCGGGCGAGTTTTTTTAAACCCATGAAATTTACGGATCGACTTCGAGTAGCTTCCCGCGTACTGCGTTGGGGATCGCCATGGCGCCCACAGCCTGGCGTGAAGTCGATGCCTTTTTCCTTCCCGACTTGGAACCTTCGTCGCGAAATACTTCCGCTGGTGGATTATTTGAGCTATGCCAGCGAAGGCTACGCAAAAAACTCGGTTGTCTATTCTTGTATTAGGAAGATTGCGACGACCGCGCCAGCGGCGTCACTGCGAGTAGAGCGAATTGTCGACGGCCAACGTGAAGCCGTTGCATCGGATTTGACTTCTATTTTTCAATCCCCCAACCCCTACCTAAATGCTTTCACTTTCCAAGAGACTATCCATACGTTTTTGAACTTGATCGGGGAATGTTTCATCATCAAGGTCGGGTTGGGTGGAAGGGTGGGGCGGCCGCTGAAGAAACCGGAGCTTTGGTTTGCGCGGCCTGATCGGATGCACCCAGTGCCTGCCGAGAAAAAATTGTTGGGCTATGTCTACATTTCGGAAGATGGGAAGCGGACTCCATTCACACCAGATGAAATTATTCACGTGAAGTACCCTAACCCGTTGGATCAATGGGAAGGGCTTGGGCGCGGACTTTCTCCTCTCTCCGCTGCTGCAATCGAGACTGACGTCGACAATAACAGCACGGCGTTCATGAAGGAATTTTTTAATAATGCCTGTGTGCCCTTTGGCTTGTTGAAGTCAAAGCATATTCTTGACGATGCCGACGTCACGCGGATTCGGCAGCGTATGAAAGAGCAATACGGCTCGGCATCGCAAACATCTGGAAGTGTGACAAGCCAGGCGCAAAGTTGGAATGGTTTTGTTCAGCAAACCCGTGCCGGCAAGCGTTGGCATGAGTTGATGATCCTTGATGCTGATATGGATTATCAGAAGATGGGGCTGGCTCCTGATGAAATCGCACTTCCTGAAATTCGGTCTCTTACGGAGTCTCGAATTTGTGCGGTTTTTGATGTACCGCCAATTTTGGTTGGTGTGCAGATTGGCATTAAGAATGTTGGGTCGTTCAATGAAACTGCGGTGAAAGAAGCGCGTCGGCAATTGTGGTTTGATAAAATTATACCCGACAATCAAAGGATCGGGGAAGTTTTTACGCAAGCTTTTCGTGATCATCTCGCCGAAAATGAAGTGATCGCTCACGATTACTCTCAAGTCGCGATATTGCAGGAAGATCGTACGGCGCGATTTCAACGGGCAACGCAAGGTTATACGAATGGTTGGTTGACTCAAAACGAGGCGCGTCGTGAAGCAGGTTTTCAGGAAGTGAGCGGCGGTGACAATTTCAAAGTGGATTCAAAATTAACGGAAGCAAAAGAATGGCCAAGTCACAACGAGAAGAACGGACGTTTCAAGGATTCACTGTTAAAGCGGACGGTGAATCTGGAGTTGTAGAAGCGTACGTCAATATTTTTGGAATTGAAGATGATTCGTGGATGAATGACGTCGTCCATCCGGGCGCCTTCAAGAAAACGATTCGAGAGCGCGGGCCGGCTGGGTCGAATAAGGTTCGTGTGCTTTGGATGCATTCAGTTCGTGAAGTGATTGGCCGGCCGCTTTTGCTTGAAGAGCATGGACGTGATGATCTTCCCGATGTTGTCAAGGTACGTTATCCTAAGGCGACTGGCGGCTTGTTTGCAAAAACCCAGCTTGTTTTGGGAGTGCAGCGGGCTCGTGAAGCGTTTGAGCTTTATCGGAATGGGGCAATGGATGAATGGTCAATCGGTTTTGAACCGATTGAAGAAAAGTTTGAGGAAGTTGACAAGCGTACAATTCGGCATTTAAAAGAAATTAAGCTGTGGGAATATTCGCCGGTGACTTGGGGCGCGAATCCGGCGACGACGACGGTTTCAGTGAAGAGTAACCTTTTGACGATGCTCGAGGAAGTTTCCAAAGAGCATCCTGAGTATACAGATCGAGAATTAATTTTAGCAGTAGAAAAACGCCTTTCGCCGGAGTTGTCCGCAGCGCCGCAAGAGCGCCCGCAGCAACCGCAGCATGGGGTCGAGTCTACAGCGCAATGGATAAAGCTCCTGCAGTTGGAGCAAATCGTTTCTAACAAATTGCGAGGTTTCGAACATGGCAGTTAAAAACGTTAAAGTTGAGGAGCTTTATCGTGAAGCTCACCAGCTCATCACGCGCGCACGCGCGCAGATGGAGTCGAAAGGCGATCTTACGGAGTTGCAAAAGGCCGAGATTGATGCTTGGCTGAAAAGCGCTGAGGAGATCGAAAAGCGTGCCAAACAGCTCGAGGCCGTTCTCACGCGTGAAATCGAGTTGGCCACTGCAGAAGCGGAAAGTAAGTCACTGCTGCAGCGTGCCAAAGAAAAGGCCGTGCAGAAAGCCGAGACGTTTCAAAGTTTCGGTGAGTTCATGGTGGCGATTTACAAGCTTCGGACTGAAGGGCGTTATGATGCCAGATTGGAAATGTGCGAGCAGAAAGATTTGCAGGCTGAAGTTGGAATTTCTGGCGGCTATTTGGTTCCGACAGATTTCCAACGTCAGATTTTGGAAGCTCGCGCCGAGGCTTCATTCGTTCGCCAGCGCGCGCGGATTGTTCCCATGTCAAGCCGGTTGGTGCAGTTTCCGGCCCTTGACTATTCCCAGGGTGCGTCCGGTGTTTCGGCTTTCTTCGGCGGTGTTCGTGTTTACTACGTCGAAGAGAATCAGAGCATCACGGAATCGCAGCCGCGTTTTAAGCAAGTCGAGCTTCATGCTCGGGATCTTGCCGGCTACGCCGAGATTCCCAATTCACTCTTGCGGGACTCCCCGATTTCGCTCGAGGCATTTTTGAAAGGGCCGGGGTCATTCGGCGGCGCTCTCGGTTGGCAGGAAGATTATGACGCGCTTCGTGGTTCCGGCGTTGGCAAGCCCCTCGGCGTTTACAATTCACCGGCAAAGCTCACCGTCACGCGGAATGCATCGACAGACTTCAAGTTTGTCGACGCGGTTACGATGAAATCTAAGATGTTGATGTCCGGCAAACCGGTTTGGTTGATGTCGCAGACCGTTATTCCGAAGCTGTACGCCATGGTCGACGCTGGCAACAACAACATTTGGCTTCCCAATGCTCGGGATGGGCAGCCGGAAACCTTGCTCGGCTATCCGATTCACTGGACGGAAAAAGTTCCGGCGCTTGGAACGCAAGGCGACGTGGCGCTGATTGATTTTTCGTTTTACTTGCTTGGAGATCGCGCTGGCATCACGATGGATGTCGACTCGTCATTTCGTTTTCAGACCAATCAAACCGCTTTCCGTGCAGTGGAAAGTCTGGACGGCCAGCCATGGCTGCCGAATACAATCACGCTGGCAGACGGTTCTACAACCGTTTCGCCTTACGTCGTGTTGAACTAATTTTTCGTGAGGTGAAATATGGCAGTTGCAAAACCTTCTGAAATTTGTGCCGTGCTTGGCACGATTGATCCTGATGCTTACTCGGCCGCGGCGTATACATCAGATTGGTGTGATATCGGCAAGTTTAAAAAGATCATGGCTATTGTCATGGTTGGTACGCTTGGCGCCAGTGCGACAGTCGATGCAAAGTTGCAAGGTGCTACGGATTCGAGTGGCACCGGTGCAACTGATCTCACTGGCAAGAGCATTACGCAATTGACGCAGGCGGGGACTGATGACGATAAACAAGTGATCATTGAAGTTGATGCGGCTGAAGTGCAGGGTCAAAACTCTGCTTTTACCCATGTTGCCGTCGTTGTGACAGTCGGTACGGCGGCTAGCGATATGGGAGCTGTTGTTTTGGGACTTGAGCCTCGTTTCGGTCCGGCCAACAATAACGATCTTGCGTCAGTAGATGAGATCGTTTATTAACAAAACCGCTCGCTTCCTCCTTCGGCCTCGTTGCATGGTGGCGGCGAGGCCGAGAGGAATAACTTTTGAATATTTTTATGGCAAAAGATAAAAATGATCCGGCGTTGAAAGAAGTCGATGCGCCGGTAATAACGCCAGTTGTGAAAAGGTCGGCAGCGAAGAAAGTATATCGCGCGCGATTTGGTTTCTACGATGCCTATCTCCAACGCGAATTTCGCGCTGGTGATATCGTCGATTGGCCGGATGCTCGCGTGAGAGATTATATTGCCCAAGGTACGACGTCGCCCATCATTGAATCGAGTGAGGTTGAACCTGTTGAGGTGAAGTGATGCGGCCAATTCACGCGACTGACTACGTTCAAAATTCCATCGAGGAGTTGCCTGGCAAGTTCAAGGCTATTGCCTTGACTGGATCTGGTGACTTGGTGGATGCCGTGACCGGCCGTAAAATTCGAGTGTTGGCGCTTTGGGGACATGGTACCACATCGGGGACTATAAAATTTCAAAGCGGAGCTACTACCGACCTGACCGGTGCGGCTAAGGTTGCGGATGGCTCCGCTTTGATTTTGCCGTTTAACCCGATGGGATGGTTTGAGACGGCGGTTGCAGAAAAGTTAAATGCTGTTTTAGCAACGATGACGGCATTTAACGGTGCTATGCTTTACGTGGAGGTGTGATGGCCATCCGGACGGCGATTCAGTACATGCTACATCACGTGATTCGTGAGCTCGGACTGGGCTGCTACGTTCCCGCTAGTGTTGCTGCCGGGGCGACATCGATGCGTGTTTTGGACTCTTCTCTTTTTGATTCCGTAGGGGGTCAAATTTTTGTTGAAGATAACGATAACCTGATAACGTACACCGGCATCAATGGTGATCAGCTCACCGGTATTCCGGCAAGCTCGACCGGCTCCATTTCGGCGACGATCAATCCCTATACGTCCTCATCTCGCGATTTGGTTTATCGGGCAGAGTTGATGTCTGCCTATGAGTGGGAACGGCTCTTTGATCGCTACCGGCGCTGGGTGGAAGCCGAGCAATTGACGAGAGACGGGACGCGGAAACTGTATTTTTCAATTTGGCAATGGTTTGACACCGGCGTGGTGTTTCGAGATGATCCTGATCCCGACGTGGGGTCACTGGTGGTGCCAGATGTTTTGAATTACGAGCAGGGTGAATTTGAGTTTTCGTCTGCTCGGGATGAATCGGAAATGCTTTATCTTTTTGGTTGGAAGTACAATCCGTATTTTGTCATTGCCGATTTCATTGAATCATTTGCGAATGACGAACGATGGTACAGCTATTCACAAGTTGGACAAACGGCGCGCTCCGCCAAAAGTGCTCACGATGTTGCGGAGCAATGGCGCGCGCGTGGAAGAAATTTGTAGCCTGGTTGCAGAGTTGGTGGTCAGGTCGAACTGGATTTGCATCAGACACGGCACGGCGTGCCGTGTATGAGGTATGTCACCAATACTCTTATTCGTGTGAGTTTTTGCGTAATGGGGAAGTGCGTATTTATCGTGTTAAGGGAGACTACGAAATTTATAATCAGGTCTTTTCGTCATTGAAAGAATTGCGTAGAGAGTTTCCGGAGAGATAGATGCCAGCGACTTTTGTTAAAACTACTCAAGAGGTTGCTTTGCAAACTCTTGAGGAAAGTGATAATGCTGTACGCGTAAAAATTGTCGGGGGGGCGGGAAGTGGTGGAACTAGTGCTACTGATGGCGCAGCCTATACGCCGGCGTCTAGTGCCGGCACTCCGGTTATTGCGGCAGTCGATGAAACTGCTCCCGCGGCCGCAAGCGAAGGCACACTAGCTTTGGTGCGTGCAACTTTGCAGCGGGCGTTACATGTTAATCTTCGGGATGCCAGTGGCAATGAAGTTTCAGTAGGAGGTGGGACGCAGTATAATGATGGCGCAGCCAGAGGTTCGGCGACTGGTACTTTAGCGCTCGGCGATGACGGAGTAAATTTGCAATCGCTGTCGACCGATACCAGTGGTAAACTGTTGGTGAAGGTTGAAGACGGTGGGAATGTTCTTTCAGTCGATGACGCCGGTTCGACATTGAGTATCGATGATGGCGCTGGATCTATCACTGTTGACGGTACGGTGACGGCGAATGCGGGCACGGATTTGAATACGTCGGCGCTGGCTCTTGAATCCGGTGGGAATCTGGCGACGATCGCCAGTGCCGTCAAATCTGAAGATGCCATTCATAATTCTGGAGACGTTGGGGTCATGGCGCTTGCCGTTCGAAAAGATACTGGTGGGGCACTCTCTTCTGCTGATGGTGATTATACACCGCTGCAAATCGATGCTTCCGGAAATCTTCGCGTCAATGTGGCTGCAGGCGGTGCCGGCGACGGCGCCATTTTGGATGGCGTCAGTAGTTCGATCAAGGCTACGGTTTTGGATTATACGAATTCCAACCCTATTGCCGTCCGGTTGAGTGACACGAACGGTGATTACGTTGCTGCCGGCGCGGGCACGCAGTACACGGAAGATGCCGCGGCCGCGGCGGATCCCGTTGGTGGCGCTTTGATTATGGTTCGTGATGACGTATTGTCTGCGCAGACGTCGGCAGACGGTGACAATGTTGCGGCTCGGGGAACTGACAAGGGTGAGCTTTATGTGAAGCATGTTGACGCAATTCCCGTTACTGACAATTCTGGGACTTTGTCGATTGATGATGGGGCTGGATCGATTACGGTAGATGGTTCAGTTTCTTTGGCGGCGGAACTGCCGGCAGGAACCAATAATATTGGTGATGTTGATGTTTTGTCGCTCCCATCCGGTACGGTTGCTGGAAGTTCTTCACTCCCTGCCGGTACGAATAATATCGGGGATGTGGATGTTTTAACTCTCCCCGCTCTTCCCGCAGGAACGAATAACATCGGAGATGTTGATGTCCTTACGCTCCCGGCACTCCCTGCCGGAACCAATAACATTGGTGATGTGGATATCGCCTCGGCAATTCCGGCCGGATCTAATCTTGTTGGCCGAGTCAATCCTGAGCCGCAAACTGCTAACGGACTTTCTATTTCGCGCGTGCTTTCCGCAGCCAGCACGAATGCTACCAGCGTGAAGGCTAGCGCTGGCCAGGTTTACACCATCTATGCGCACAACATTAATGCTGCTGTGCGTTACCTTAAGCTCTACAATAAAGCATCAGCTCCTACGGTTGGCACAGATACGCCGGTGATGACGCTGCCGATTCCGGGCAATACAGCCGGCGCTGGATTTGTGTTTGACACCGGAGGCATGGGGATTGTGTTCGGAACTGGGATTGCCCTTGCTCTGACGACTGGTCTTGCCGATGCGGACACCGGCGCCGTTGCGGCAAATGAAATTGTTGTGAACCTTTTGTATAAATAATTTTATGGCTTCCGGAGATACGCTTTGTAAATTTTTCCCCAACGACAATGAGCCGCCGTCTTCGGCTTTTGCAACGTTGGATACTCGAAATGTTCATCCAACTTTGGATTTTGATGGAGCCACAGACGAGGAAGCAGTTTTTTCTGATGTGCTACCAAGGAATTATGCCGGTGGCGGTTTGACGGTGCGAACGTTTTGGGCATTCACTTCGGCAACATCTGGCAGTTTGCGGGTGCAGGCTGCCGTTGAGCGCATGGATGCTTCTTCTCTTGATATCGATGCTGATAGTTTTGCTTCGTTTCAATCGGCCGGGGGAAGTGCTCCCGGAACGAGCGGTCAAATTATTTCTGTTGATGTGGCTTTCACTGATGGCGCGCAGATGGATTCAGTCGCCGCCGGTGAAATGTTTCGTCTGAAAATCCGGCGAGATGCAGACGGTACAAGCGGCACCGATGACATCACGACCGATGCTGAATTGTTGGGGGTTGAAATTCGGGAGACATAATGGCCAGGGACTTCGCAAAAAGTACATCAACCGATTTTCTTTCCTATTCGACACTAGGCCGAATCAGCGAATTCTTAAACGGCGCGGCTAAAGCGTCCGTTGGCATTTGGGTGAAGGCTGATTCTCTTACCAACACATCTACCAGCGATGGCGTGGTGTTTCGTATTTTCATCCAAACCGGTGCGGCTGGATCCGCGTCGGGTATTGTGATTAATACGAGCAATGGCACTTCAAACATTGTCAGATGTTTGAGCAAAAGTCAAACTTCGGATTCCGTGCAGACGGTTGATTCCGTAAGCACGCTTACCACCGGCGTTTGGGTTCATCTTGGCGTAGTTTGCGATTATGCAGGTGACAACGTCAAAATTTATATAGACGGCGTCGAAGACGTCAGCACGGGAGTAACTTACGGTGCATCAGTTTACACCGATGCGGACAATCAGAGTAACACCGATGGTCTTACATCGAATGGTTCGAATCCCAATCATCATTGGGATGGGCAGATGGCTGAGTGGGGTGTTTGGACTGATGACATCGGTGCGTCCGGATTTGCTGCCCTAGCAAAAGGCGTATCCCCGCTTTTGGTATTGCCACAGGCGCTTGTGGTCTATAATCCTTTGAATCGGCAGCTTGTTGATTTGATGATGGGTGATGTTTTAGCGGTTACCGGTAGCGTTCCTTACGCAGATCATCCTCGGGTTTTTTATCCGGCGCGTAAAAAATTTGCTCGCGGTGCAACTGCGGCGCCTGCCGCATCGCGCAGTAGGTTATCGTTGATTGGAGTTGGAGTTTGATGTATAGTATGCTGCCATTACATGGACGAATCACGTTCAAAACGCTTTCCGGTGTGGTGATCACCACGGCGAAGGCGCGTTGGGGGCCGTTGACGTCTGATTTTTCAGGCTTGGAGGTAGACGCATCTGAGATAAAAAATACTGCGATTTTTATTTGTTTTGGATTTTCGCAAAGACGCTTGACATCGCGAATAGTTGATCAGGGGCATTTAATTTATGTCAAAGCAACCAGTGATAGCTATTTGATCCAGTCTTTAAAGGATCATGGAAGTCACACCGAGTTTGTTGGGCTTCGGTATACGCCGCCTTCCAATGCGAGTGGTTTGGTTTCAGAGTGGGCGTTCCGTTCGTCGGCTCTTTTGCTGACAGATGAAAAGGGCGCTAATCCTTTGACGAATTTTGGCACGGCGACGTGGCAGGATGATCGGCCTTCGCAGTTAACTGGTACTTTCGGGGCTGTGGAGTTTGGTGGATCAAATCATTTTGAAATTGATGATTCTGCGCAGGCCGGTTTGGATATCATAGGATCAATCACGATTGCTTTGCGTGTTAAGATGTCGTCGATATCCGGAACTATTGGTTTGATTGCCAAAGCCGGATCGACGGGGGCGGGACGCGCAGGGTACTATCTATATTTGTCCGGAGCAGCAATCAATTTTGAGCTGTCAAATGATGGGACGGCTCAGGCAACGGCCGTGGGTGCAACGGCACTGAATGGAAATACATGGTATTCAATTGCGGCTGTTTATAATGGCACGGATATTCGTGTGTACTTGAATGGTGCATTAGACAGCAATGGCGCAAGCAATCCCAAAGCATACACACTTGGGATTATAAATAACGCAGAAAAATTTTACATTGGGGGCAGGTCGGACGATGCGCAGTTTATGCAAGGTCGGCTGGCGCACGTTTTTGTTTTCAATTCGGCCAAGTCCGCGGCCGAGATAGCGTCCTGGCACTCCGGAGATGCCTGGTAATGGCCAAGAATCGAGATGTTGTAGCGATAAAATTTTATAAGATCGGTTCGGAAATTTGGGTTGTTCCAATTTTGGTTGATGCGAGCATCCCCAATCCACCCTCTTCAGCAATCGAGAATGTTTTGATCAAGTTACAGGACTTTATCTCGAAGCAGCCGGCAATTTCGACGCCCTTGCTGCAGAGTGAATACGATGCGCTTTTGGAGTTATTTCGTGATCCAAGATTTTTAATTATTCACACGTGATTCTTATGACGACATGGCATTGAGACCTTGCTTCTCCTTATTTAGCAATGATGGCTCAACTATAACCACAGCAACATGAATGGCAATTTTTACAAAATTGTGTCGGGTTTTCTTTTGACGCTTTTGCTTTCGGTGGGAGCGTACTTTGTTCGTGAGAAGGATCGATCCGTTGAGATGCTTCATCGACGGATCGACAAACTTGAGCAATGGCGTGAAGCGCACGAAAAATATTCGCGGGAGCGCAGTGAAGTAATTGAATCTCGGCTTGTGCGGATAGAGGAAAAATTGGATGCACTAAAATCAAAGAGGTGAATTATGCCGGTTGAACTTCCTTCGGTCATTACCATTGTTCTCGGCGCCTTGGCGCCGTTTATCATTCAAGCGGTGAAAAAAGTGTTTCGTGAGCGCATTGTGCGCTTGGCGATTGCACTTATTTTTACTGCGGCGACTGGTACGATTTCGTATTTCATTGTGAAGCCGCAAGGCCTGGAGCTTCCCGAAACCCTGGCTTGGGTTTTCACCGCCAGTCAGCTAGGGTATCAAATCTGGAAATCACTTTGGGCGAAATCGGCGCGATGATCGAGATTGCGATTTTGATTTGTGCCACCGTGTTTAATGCGTTGGCTGACCGCTATTACCCCATCAGGGTTTCATCTTTGAAGTGGACGCCGGCGCAATGGAGATGGCACATTTTCAAGTGGCTGCATTTCTATCCGCCTTTGGTGTACATTATTTGGAAAAGCGGAATGCCATTTGTGACTGCCGGTCTCTTGGCTTTGTGCTGTTTAATTTTGTGGAGAGCGGTTTATAATTGGAGAAAGATTTTATGATTGCTTCCTCCTCTCGCATAAGGGCGGCGTGGCTGTTGGTTTTATCCGCCGCCCTTTCGAGTTTTGCAATGCCGGTCGACACCACGCGAATCGAAAGCGATTCGGTTTTGGTGAGTTGGGATCCAAACGTTGATCCGGATTTATTCGGATACAACGTTTATTTTGGTGGTGTTGTCGATCGCGTGTATCGCCAAATTTCAGGAACGTCGTTGCGAGCTGTTGGTTTTGCCCCTGGCACCTGGCAAGTCACCGTTACTGCAGTCGATACTGCCGGCAACGAGAGCGAACGTAGTGAGCCGGTCTGGTTTGAGCGCGTAGCGCCGGCGTCCGAGCCAGACACGGTTTATCGCCATGATGTGACTTGGCCATTGAGATTCCTTTGGCAGCATGACGGACTTGATACGCTTGGTCAGCCCGTGGCTGTTTCGCCGGAGATTGAGTTTGGCAATGATAATGATAGTGATTGGTTTACAGCGGCCGCTATCGTCAAAAACGATACCCTTGTTATTGCGGCGGGGGTGTTTTTGCCGGGGCAAAATTATCTTTTTCGGGTGCGCGCGGTAAATCGTGACGAGACGTCGAAAGCTTCTGATTGGCTTTACACCGAGCCGGTCGAGTTTATTCCGGAAGTAGTTGGCGGGGTTCCGCGGCTCCCACTCATTTTTAAAATTATCCGATGATCTGTGGTGAATGTTTTTGGTTCAACGTTTGTGCATCGAAGCACGCCAAGAAAGCTGATGACACCAGGTGTGTCAGTGACCCGACGTCGTTTGAACCTGCTGATAAATTTGGCTACGCGGATCATCCGCGTGATCGTTGGAGGCTCCTGGAAGTTTTGGAATCACTTGATCATGAAGTCATTGTTTCTGAAGACGTTTTTGCTTTTCGTCAGTTTGAGCGGTTTGCTCGTCGCGCAGAGTATTTCCGTTTTCGAGCAGGAAAGATCGAAGTGGTTGGCGCGTGAAGGCTACATGCTTGACGGCGGCTACAATCCAGCTAGTCGAGTTTTCGCCTGGTTTGAAGCCGGAAAGCAATCGCAGCACGCTGGCGAGATCGACGCTTTCATTGGTGAGCTTATGGTGGATGAAAGTTGGTTCGGCGGCAATCGCGGTGCGGGCTTGACGGCGCTGCAGCTATACGTTTGGGAAGGCTCGCGCCTGACTGCCGATCAGCAATTGACGCTTTGGAGCAGGCTCCAGTGGTTGGCAAATGATGATTATTATTACGGGGTGGGCGTGAGCAACACGGCGATAAACTGCATGACCGTACGCTACGTGATCGCGCAATTTACACCGGACGCAACCGTTCGTTACGATGATGCGCCGAACGAGTTTGGTTCTCAGCCTTTCACGTGGGAGGGTCGGAGCTACGTTCGCGGCCAGCGCTACAATGCTTTGCAGTTATCCAGGGACTGGCTGATGAACTGGATGGACATTTATAGCCGGGGGGGATATCTTCACGGTGAATATTTTTCTGAAACTTATAGCTATCATTTTGCAAATTGTCTTTTGACTCTTGCCGATTCGCGTATGGTTTCCGATTCAGTGATGCGCGATCGCGCGGCGGCAACGTTGTCATTCTTGCTTTTCGAGTTCGGCGTGAACACGAACACGTGGCACCTGGCGGCACCGCTGGGAAGGACGTACATGAATCAGCACACAACGGGTGCCTACCAGTTTTTTTATTTCGAACCTTATTTTGGTTTCATGTCGCCGGTGCATTATGGTAACACCGGCTCGCCGTTTGTTTCGAGCTATCGCTTGCCGGCATCCATTACCGATTTTGTGCGGTTTGATGGCCAGCAGGAGATATTTTCGAGTGTCCAGGGTGGACGTTATGTTTGGTCTACTCCGATTTACACGCTTGGAAGTCAACCGAACGGGGGCAATTGGATGCTACAGATTGTCTCGAATGATCCTGGGCCATACCCGCAAGCCCGCCCAGGCCAGTCGTTTCGGATTTGGCTGAACCAAAATCCACGTGACTTGGACCCGAGCTCGTGCAGTGGCGAGTGTTATTCGGAGATGGGCGCCGGCGCCTATCAGTACAAAGATGCCATGCTGATTGATATGCCTGACTGTGTACTGCATCAGGCTTTGGTGGCCACTTCTTGGGATATTCAGGAATCGGCCGGTGGCTGGCAGTTTAAAGTCGAAAATGGCGTTGCGGTGGCGATTCGGATCGAATCGGCGCGAAGCGCTCTTGAGTGTTCACGTCTTGGCATTGACGATGTTGATTTTTCAGCTTTTAAAACAGCAGTTTTAGCTCATTCGCAGCTTGGAATAAATTCGTATACAACTCGCCGCGGTGATTTTATTGAAAATCGTTCTGGCCGGACGTTCGTCAATGGCCAGCCTTTTCCTTCCTCATTGCCTCGCCTTGAAATTCTTCGCGGTTTCCAACGGCATACATTCGAATCGGTGATGGGCGCGCCAATTCGCGATACAATCCCACCGCAAAAACCAAAAAATGTGCGTTTAAATCCATAGCTTTAAGCTTTTAACTAGATTTTATGAACCCGAGTAGTTTTACGGGAAGCCAGGACGGCGCTGTGGGTGACATAACGTTTTCCTTACGATCGCGCCAGCGGGGTGGGGCTTTTGGCGAAGGACGCCCGCCGGCGCTTTTCAGACGGCGATTCCGGAGCTTGGTGCGAGTATAAACCTTGAACGCGGATTAGGTCTTTAGTGTGAGCATGGCCGTTCGTCGCGCGGTGTTTGTGTTTCTAGATGATGTTCCGCGAAGCCAGCACATTCTGGTCGAGCTTTGAAAAAAATTGCTCTACAATGCCTTGATTTCGTCCATTTTTGGGGGTATGCGCTGTGGTTTCCGATTTTTGCGTAGGTGTTTAGACTCAAAACGTTTTTGACGGCTCTACTGGCGTTATAGAGCGTTTTCCGAAATAGAAAGCCCCTGGGGTGTCAAGTCCAGGGGCTGAGGTATGTAGGTGTGTAGGAGGCTACTTTTTTTGCAAAGCTCTATGCTCGAGCTCGGCCTGACAGTCGTTCAAGGCCTTGATGTTTTCATGCAGGGCCTGCTCGCTGTTGTAGATTATCGCATCCATGATGCGACTGCAGAAGATCACAATCGCGTTTTTGATCTCGGTGTTATTGAGTTTTTCGAAAGTCATTTAACCTGAAGGTTAGGGTTTCTTGTTCCTGGTTCTTCCGCCAGCGCTCCATGCGCTTTCGGCATGCTGGTGTTGCGAGTGATTGTTTTTGACCTGTGATTGATCGTCCGCAACCGCAGGCGCATATTTTAACGGCGACCTGATTACCGTCGATTAAATTGCGGATAGCGGCTGCAATCACTTTTCCTATCCGGATGGGCACACCGTTTCGCACGGCGAGGTACTTTCCTCGCCGGCTTAGTCCTGAAAGCTCAAAGTTCTCCGGCAGGTCAAACATCCTACACATATCCGGCCACGGCGTTTTCAAGCTGCGCTCGCCGACCGGCGCCTTTACAAGATGCCCATTTGTGACGACTCGAGGTAGAATCAATTTTGAGCCGCTCGCATTCCACCATGGATTTTCTACAATTTCGTTCGGGATCATTTTGACCCCAAACTGAAAGTGTCTTCGTCTGAGCATCACGCCGCCGCATTCGCGATGCGTCAAGTCGAAGCGCTGATGTGTATAGCCTTCGATCTTGATACTTGGCACGCTCGGCACATTTTCCCAAAGCCACCAGTCCGGCTTGGCTTTAAGAATGACGCGCGCGCCTTCTCCGATCAGTGAACGAGCTGAAGCTTTCTCTTCTTCTGTGACTTGGCCACGCCTGGCGACTGACCAAGCTTGACACGGACTTCC